GCTTTTTCATAATACCTCTGACATCTCTGTAAATTCACACCATAAGGCAAAATTTCTATGTCAGTTTTAGAACTTCCTTTTTCATATTGAACACCTGTTAACCAAAATTCATTATTTACAGTACCAGCTAAATTAACTTGTCCTGTTGCTTTTTGACTACTACTTACAGTATTCCAACTAGTGTTTAATGCACCACTTTGATTTCCATAAGCTACATAAAAATCTATAGTTAAAGATTTATTAACATCATCTCTATATTTTCTAGCACTATCTCCTGGTATAGTTATTTCTTTTTGTTCCCAAGTATTAGCAGAATTAATAGTATAACTTTGAGATATACCACCTGCATAATCTGTGTTATTAAAAAACACAATATAAGTACCTGTAACATTTGATTTAACCCAAAATGAAAGTGTACTATCACTTGGTGTACTTGTACCATAAGATAAATCTTGAAGATCTCTACCTTCTAAAGCATAATGAAGAGTAGTATAACTATAACTAGCTAAACTTGCCTCTGCTGTTTCACAAGTAATTTTTAATGAAGATTTTAAACCTGAACCTAAAGGTATTATGTCAGTAGAACCTAAAGTTTGTTGAGTATAATCCTCTAACTTCTTTTGTTCCATTCCCCACGTACCACCTTGTAAAGTTTTAAGTTTCCATCTATCTAATGTATGAAATGTACTTGTACTATTTGAAATACTATTAGCTGATTGAGCACGTTGAGATACATCCATAGTACCATTTACTATTTTATTTCTAAAAGTTTCAAGGCTAGAACCTCCGCCAGATAAAACTGTTCCACCTACGTATAAAGCCATTATTCAATCTCCTTTAGGCAGAATTTAAACTTCTTACCATTTTTGTTGTTAATAATATAAAGATCATTAGCACCTTCTTGAATTGTCCAATTACCAGTAGTCCCATCAACTGAGTTACCTTCCTTGTGTCTTTCATTAGATAAGTGTAAGTCACCAGTATAAATGTTTTGCCATTGTAAACTTGAAGAACCTAAGTCTTGAGCATTATCAGTGAACGGCATTATTGAACCATTAGTTCTAACTACAGTAACACTACTATTACCTAAAGTAATTTCATTACTTACTGTTGCTGAACTTGGTTGAGCACTAAAACCAACAAATGTATTGTTAGCACCTGTAGTTATTTGTTGACCTGCGGCCTTACCTATTGCTGTGTTAGTATAACCAGTTGTTAAGTTTGACATTGCACTTTCACCAACAGCAGTATTATCTGAACCACTAGATTGAGTAAATAAAGAATTATAACCCACAGCAGTACTAGAACTACCTGTATTATTCAGCAATGAACTTCTACCTACAGCAACGTTTTGTTGACCAGTAACGTTTTGTCTCAATGAGAAGTTTCCAACAGCAGTATTACTTTGACCACTTGTAGTATCTCTACCAGAAGTATAACCAATAAATACGTTATGATAGTTAGTAGTTGATTGGCCTGCTTGAGTACCAATAGCTATATTAGAGCCATTAGTTGTAGCCGCTGATAAAGTATTATAACCTATTGCAATGTTATCAGTACCGCTAGTTATATTTGTTCCAGCATTTTCACCAATACCAATGTTATCTGTTCCAGTAGTAATAGCATCTGTAGCACCACTACCTAATCCTAAGTTGTGGTCTGTATCATATACAGCACTTGTTAAATCACCAATGTCACTAGCACCGCCACCAGAAGCAGAAGCAAAAGTAATGTCTGTTCCGTTAAATGTTAATACATCACCACTAGATGCACTTGAAGTTAATCCTGGTATTCTTAAAGAATCAACATTAGTATCTCCAAGTGTAATTTCATTTGTAGCATTTGTTGCTGAAGCCTCAGCATTGTAACCAATAACTGTACAATTAGAACCATCAACAAAACTATCAGCGGCATTCTTACCAATAAAAGTATTACTACTACCTGTAGTCATTGCTAAACCAGCTGATTCACCAACACTTACGTTCATTTGTCCAGTAGTTAATACTTTGTTTGCATTTGAACCTATACTTGTGTTGTTATGAGATGTACCAGTTGAGTTTGATTGATAACCTATAGATACGTTATTAATACCACTTTGAGAAGAACCAAAAGCATCTTTACCAATAGCAATGTTATTACCACCTGTTGTATTAGCAAAACCTGCCATGTCTCCTAAAAATACGTTTCTATTACCAGTAGTTATATTTGTACCTGATCTGTAACCTATAGCTATATTATCAACACCAGATGTAATAGCATCCATAGCCTCGTCACCTAAACCTAAGTTATGATCTGAATCATAAATAGCATCTGATAAACCATTTATATCTGAAACACCAGAAGCAGAAGCAAAAGTTATATCTGTACCATTCCAAGTTAATACATCTCCTGTAGTTGCTGAACCAGTTAATCCAGGTATTCTTAATGAAGTAACATTGGAATTACCTAAAGTAATTTCATTTGTTGCTGTAGCTGAACTTGGTTCTGCATCGTAACCTAAAGTAGTTATATTACTACCAGAAGTTAATGTTGAACCAGAACTCCAACCAATTAAAGTATTACTACTTCCTAAAACATTCTCACCTGCTCTTGAACCTATACAAGTATTATAACCACCTGTAACTAAATCCCAACCAGATCTCATACCTAGTAAACAGTTTTCAGAACCAGTTGTAGTAAGTCTACCACTTTCATAACCTATGTATGTATTCCAAGAACCTGTTGTGTTTTTAACACCAGCTTGATACCCAATACCTATAGTACCGTTTGCTTGGTTATCACTTAATGCACTTCTACCAATAGCAACAGCTTTTTCACCAGCACTTGCATTGTACATAGCGTAACCACCAACAGCAACGTTATCTTTAGTAGTTGTAATTGATTGACCAGCATAATATCCAATAAATGTATTAGTATTACCAGTAGTAACACTATCACCAGTACCGTAACCAACAGCAACATTATTTCCAGCTGTGTTATTAATTAATGAGTTAGTACCAATTGCTACACAGTTTGCCGCTGTATGATTTTGTAAAGCAGAGTAACCAATTGCAATATTATTACTACCTGTAGAGTTTGCTTGTAAAGCTTGTGCACCTAAAACAATATTAGAACCACCACTAGTTATAGCTACTCCTGAATTATCTCCAACAATAGTATTTCTATCACCTGTAGTTATAGCTGTTCCTGCATTATGACCAATACCAATATTATCAATACCACTTCCAGCAGTTATGTTATCCATTGCATTATCACCAATACCAATGTTATGATCTGCATCATAAATAGCATCTGATAAGCCATCGATATCTGTAACACCACCACTTCCAGGTGCCGCAATAACAAATGAATCTGTTGATGCTTGATAAGTTAATAGATCACCATCACTAGCACTACTAGTCATTCCTGGTATTCTAAATTTGAAAGGATAACTTGCACCTAATACAATTTCATAACTTGTTGTAGCAGTAGATGGTTGTGCACCGTAACCTAAACAAATATTCATAGTACCTGTAGATATATTCTCTCCAGTTTTAGCACCGATAAGAGTATTATAAGAACCTGTACTCATACTATACCCAGCATTATATCCAAACAATGCATTTCTATAACCAGCTGTATTACCTGTACCTACCACTGAAGTTCCCGCTCTGTAACCAACAGCAGTATTTTCACTACCACCTATATTAGTTGTTAAGGCATCTGTACCAAAAGCAGTATTACTAAAACCAGTTGTTGTATCATCTAAAGCCTGAGAACCAAAAGCTGTATTACCATCCCCAGTTGTTAAAGCCTCTAAAGTATTATAACCATAACCAGTTGATGCTGTTGCTGTAGTTATATTATTTAAAGTATTTGTACCTGCGGCCATTGTATTTGTATTCTCAATTACATTGGCTGTGTCAGGTATCTTAATTTCTATATATCGTGACATTTAAAATTCCTTATATTGTGTGTGGCCCAAATAAATGAGCCACACAAAATTATTATTACTTATTAGTTAAAACCCAACCATAAGAACTAATGAACATAAGTTCAAAACCAGCTCTTGAAGTTGCAACTGTTAAGTCAGATGCGTCACCTTGTATGTTATTACCATTTCTAGCAATAGTTATATTGTTAGACGCCGCGTTACCACCAACATCAACAATCTTAACTAATTCACCACTACTTGGAGAACCAGGTAGAGTTACTGTTACAGCCGCAGACGTAGTATCTATAAAGAAACCTTGCCAGTATTCAGCTGAAGAAACAGAGAATGAACTAGTTTTAACTGTAGTATCCCATTTACCAAAAGATACATTAGCATTGTTTACCCATGCAGAACCATTGTAAACTAAAGCATCTTTATTAGATGCAGAAGTAATAGTTACATCAGATAAGTCACCAATGTTTTCATTTGTAATGTCAGATATGAATGCACTGTCATTAGTAAAATCAGATACATTAGTTGGTGTACCAGATAAATCTGTGTACGCTAATTGAGCATTTACAAAGTTAGAACCATCATGTCTAATAACTTGACCAGATGATGCTGTAGTAATTGTAACATCACTTAGTTCATCAATTGATTCACTGTTAATGTTTTGTAAAGCAGTGTCAGCTTTAGCACCTTGAGCCGCAGTAGCATAATCACTAGCCGCAGTAGTAGCCGCAGAACCTAGACCTAAAGTAGTTCTAGCTGTAGCCGCATCAGCATCGTCAATTAAAGTTCCACCAAAAGTAGAAACTGAAGAAGCATCTAATTTAGCCGCTAAATCAGTTGTTAAGTTTGTTACTTGTGATTGAGCAATTGTTAAAGCCGCCTCATGTTGAGTAACAGATGCCTCAGGTACAGTAGTTGATAAAACAACATTTGCAGTACCGTCAAAAGAAACAGCAGAAGCAGTTACATCACCACTTAAACTAAAGTCTCTAGCAGTTGCTAATCTTGTAGCTGAATCTGAAGTAGATACAGAATCATTAATCTGTACATATGAACTACCAGACCATCTGTAAATATCACCAGTTGATTGATCTACATAAAGTTTGCCAGTTTCACCAGTTGTTGGGAATGATGACACATTAGCATATTCAGCAACATCATCTACATAAGATGGAAGTTGAGATGCAGGAACTTTAGCATTACTATCTAGTGATGCATAACCATTAGCTTGACCTTTTTCAGAAGTAGCTTGTAAACCAGAAGCACTAGTAGAAACAGCACTTGCGATTTCTGTATCTACATAATCTTTAGTTGTTACATCAGTTGCATTCGTTGGTGTAAACGATGCGTCTAATGCAATCGAGTCAGCAAGAATACCACCAACTATTTCAAGTTCTACACTTGGAGTTATAGTACCTATACCTACTCTGTTATTAGCACTATCAACATGTAACGTAGTTGAGTCTACTGTTAGATTGTTGATTTGACTATTTGTTTTTATATCTATATAATTAGCCATTATTTGTTTTCCTTATTATTATTTAGTTGTTAAGAACCAGCCGTAAGAATTTACGTACATTAATTCAAATGCCGCATTATTTAAAGCCACGTTCAAATTACCAGAACCACCCTGAATACTATTTCCACTAGGGTTTATTGTTAAACTATTTGATGATAAATTACCACCAACATCCAAAAATCTTACCTTTTGCATATGATTTGGTGTAGTAGGTAAAGTTACAGTTATACTCGTAGTCGCTGTATCTATTAAATATCCTGTCCATTGATCTCCAGAAGAGACAGTGAAATTCGATGTTTTAACTGATGAGTCATAAGTACCATGAGATACTTGTGAATCTACATAAGCTTTAACTGATTGTTGTGTTGGAAAATGACTGGCAGAATTAGAAGCCATATCATCTTCATCTAATTTAAACTGAGAATTTATTCTACTATCAACTCTACTATCAGTATAAAATAATTTAGAACCCTCAGATATATGATTTGTACTATTAGGTATACTAAAAGCACCAGTAGATTGATTATATCCCGCAGTACCAATAGTTGCACTTACAGCAGATCTAACTCTTGTATCAGTATAATATAAATTAGAACCTTCAGCTAAATCACTTGTTGTGTTATTTGATAATGTTTCTTCATCACCAGCATTAACCCAACCACTTCCATTGTATCTTAATACTTGACCATTAGAAGGTGAAGTGACTGTTACGTTTCCAATATCACTTAGATCATTATTTGTTAAATCATAACCACCAACACTATTAGCACTAATTGTTAATTGGTTGTTAGCATCATCATAATTAAATGTAACATTAGAACCAGCTACTAATAAGTTAGATATTCTATCATCTACTCTTTCATCAGTATAATATAAATTGTTTGAACCTTCAGGTAAACTATCTGTATCAGCATTAGTTTGATCTGTTTGGTTTTCCCATACAGAACCATTCCATTTTAATACTTGACCTATTTGTGCATTACTAACATTAACATCATTTAAATAACTAATACTCTTAGCCGCAATTCTTGTATCAACTTTAGTATCAGTATAATAAAAGTTAACACTACCTTCAGATAAGTCATCAGTAGTTTTAGTTGATAATCTAGTATCAAAAGCACTATCAACTCTAGCATTTGTAAAGTATAAATTACTTCCTTCTGCTAAATCAGATGTAGTTTTAACAGATAACCTTTGATCAAAAGCCGCATAAGCTCTTGTGTCAGTGTAATATAAATTACCACCTTCAGCTATATCGTCAGTTGTTTTACTTGCTATGTTAGCATTAACTCTAGCCTCAGTGTAATATAAAGCACTTCCTTCAGCTATATCATCAGTTGTCTTAGTTGCAAGTCTTGTATCAAATGTAGTATTAAAATCAGCAATAGCTAATTTAGTTGCAATACTAGCTGTTAAAGTACTAGCAAGATTAGCATCATCATTTAATGCTGTTGATATTTCTCCAAGTGTATCAAGTTGAGCTGGTGAACCATTAACTAAGTTTGCTACAGCTTGATCAGTATATGCATTAGCTTGTTGTACAGCATTACCTTGTACAGCACCTTGCGATATTGTTAAAAAATCTGAGTATCTAATTTTGTATTCTACAAATGTATTATCACTAGACCACAATACCCAGTCATTAGTTGTTATTGCAGTACTTGTAACGTATTCACTAAAATCCCATTTATCACCCTTTGGGCCTGTTGGGCCTTGAGGGCCTTGTGGGCCTACTGGGCCTGTTATAGATACACCTTGATCTCCTCTAGGGCCTTGTACACCCTGTGGGCCAGTTGCTCCTGTTAAACCTGTAGGGCCTGTTGGGCCTGTTGGGCCTTGAGGGCCTGTTGGGCCTACTGGGCCTTGTGGGCCTATCAAACCTACATTACCGTACTCATCTGTAAATGTTCCATAAGTTATTGACATTTTTAATTCCTTTATAAGTTAGGTTGATATCTTATTATAAATAAGAACCTTATTGATTTAATTTCTTCACCGTTTTGCCATTGCACCTTTACAGCAACTATATATGGAGTTGTTGAATCTGGGCTTGACGTATGTACATGACCACCTTGATTAAAATCAGATAATAAAGTACTTGGTATTAGAAAACTAAATCCACCAACAGCCTTATCTCTTATCACTTGTGTATCAGTGTATGTTGTAACATTTGAGTTACTATCTTTTTGTAAATTTTCTATAACGGCAACACTTCTTTTATAACTTACAGTTCCCGTAAATAATTCTGCGTTTATTGTAAATGTAGTTGTTGTAAAATCTGTATTATCACCACTCGAAATTGTTTTCTTAAATTGATTGGTTTCTAATATCTCTTCAGCAACAACATCATCTGCACCACCTAAGTAGTGTGCAATGTTAGATATTCTCATAATTATCTCCTATTGGTTAGTTTATGAGTTTATATAAAACTATAGTCTTATATAAATTTTGTTATGGGGCATTACTCTTATATGGATGTGAATTAGGTAAACGACCAGTTAATCCCCATTTATGAGCAAGATAACCCTCAGCTTTTTCAAAATGTGTCATGTCAGTACCACTAGTTCCAGGCATACCATTAATAAAAAATATTTCAGCTACTCGACCATCTAATTCTTGCGATGCTCTATTTCTCATTAGCCTTAATTGTTGGTTTTGTGATAAGTTATTATCATAATCATTTACTGGTGTAAATGCGTTAGACCCATCTACTCTTAAACCTATTTGATTACCTGTTTTATTAAAATAAACACCAACAATCTGATAAGTATATCTACTTAATGATATTAAATTCCATTGTTGAAGATTACCAATTGTTGAACTAATCCTATTACTACTTAAACCATCTAAGTCTAATTCTCCAGGCCAAGTATCATTATTTGCACCTGAACTCATAGAATAATCTCTTTTTTGATTTGCATTAGTTTCTATAGACCACAATGAATCTGAAGTTGAGTTTACGTTGTCCCATTTAAAAATACCAATAGCAAAATGATTTCCACCAGTTATTGTATTATAATAAGTTGAACTTTGTATATACTCATTAGACCCATTAAAATCTAAAACATTTTTATTATTTAAATCGTTAATTAAATTAGGTGTACCGCCTATATTAAAACTATGTACACCTGCTTTATCTGTTACACCAATAACTGTAGCACCTGAAGTAGAAATACTAGAACTATCATTAGCATCAATCCATAATGCTACATTAAGATCAGACGGAACCCATGCAGGAGTTGTCCCTCCACTTGTTATTGCTCTTCTTGTCATTGAATGACCAATAGAACTAAACGATGAACCCATGATATTTCCCCTATGAATAACTAACAGATTGACCCATAACAACGTATGTTGAACCTGTATAATAAATTGTAAATGAAATTATATCTACACCATTAGCAGTACCATTTGGTGTTGAACCGCCTTGCCAATTAATTGTTTGTGATGTACCATTAACATTTAATGCATTTACCATATAAGGTGTTGAACCTTGATTCCATATAATTGTAATGTTACTACCTTGATTATTTGATAAGCTTAAATTAGTTACATTTAAAGTCTTATTATTTGAAGCACTTGAAATATATAAACTATGACTTGTTTGTGCATTTAAAGTTATAGTAGATATTATTCCTGTATGTGTATCAAAAGTTTCTATAATACCATTATCAGATAATTTTAAACCACCTGTAATATTATGACTATTAGTATTTAAGTTACCACCTAAATCAGGTGATGTATCATGTGATATATGTAAAGCTTGTATATTATGTGAACCTGCTTGTTGTGAATAAACTAAATAACCATTATCTATACTAGATGTATTTACATCACTTAAATCATTAAGAGCTGTTACTAATGTTGGTTTATTACTTAAACTATTATAGTCACCGTCAAATAAAGTTGGTTTATTAGTTAAATTATTATAATCACCATCAAATAAAGTTGGTTTATTAGTTAAATTATTATAATCACCGTCAAATGCATCTGTAATACCATAACCTGATATTGTAGTTGGTACACCAGTTAACGAACTAAATTGTCCATCAAAAGTAGAAGGTAAAAGTGTCCATACATAATCTGTACCATTCCAAGATAATACTTGGTTAGTTAATGCTGAACTTGTATTTAAATGTGTATCAACATCTGCATCAGTATAAACTGTATATGTAGTTGGTGTTACCCAAGTATAATCTGTACCATTCCAATTTAATACTTGACCACTAGTAGCATTAGATGTGTTTAAATGTGTATCAACTCTAGCATCAGTAAAATATAAATTACTACCTTCACTAATATCTGTTGTAGATTTAGTAGCTAATCTAGTATCAAATGTAGAATTAAAATCAGATATATTTAATTTTAATGCTAAGTTATTAGTCATTGTAGTAGCAAAGTTAGGGTCATCGCCTAAAGCACTTGCTAATTCATTTAATGTATCTAAAGAACCTGGAGCACTATCTAATATTTGATCAATCTTTAATTGTGCTCTAGCATCTACTCTAGCATCTGTATAATATAAATTATTAGTACCTTCAGCAATATCATCTGTGTCTAAAACTACAGTACCAGTTTGTGTATTAACACTGTTAACCGCATTAGAGACAGCAGGAGTAGTATAACTTATAACACCAGTAGTACTATTGTAAGATAAATCACCACCAGCACTTATAGCTAATCTAGCTCTAGTATCTGTATAATATAAATTAGTACCTTCGGCTAAATCTGTTGTTGATTTAGAACTGAACTTATTATCAAATCTTTGATCTGTGTAATATAAATTATTATTACCTTCATTAATATTATCTGTATTTAATACAACAGCACCAGTTAATGAGTTAACACTTGTAACATCACTACTAAAAGTAGGTGTAGTATAACTAATTACTCCAGTTTGACTATTATAAGATAAATCACCACTAACACCAATAGCTGATCTGGCTCTACTATTTGTATAATATAAGTTTGAACCTTCTGTTAAATGATCTGTAGTTCTAGTAGCAAGTCTAGCATCAAAATCCGCATCAGTATAAACATCATCTAATACTATATCTGCCTGATTAATTCTTGCATCAACTCTCGCATCTGTATAATAAAGATTACTAGTTCCTTCAGGTACATCATCTGTTGTTTCAATATCTGTATTACTTATAATTTGATTTATAATAGGTGTATCGACTACAATAGAATCGCTAGTTGTGCTTTGTCCCTGATTACCTATTGTAATATCTCCATCAGAGAGATTAATATAATCAGCATTGCCTTCTTTTAAATTTATATCAGCCATTTTTGTTTCCTTAATTAATTAGTTTGTATGCACCAAAATATGTTTTGGATGCACCGCCAGAGAAGTCTTTATCACTTCCTGAGTTTTGATAACCAAATACTTCAACATAATCTGTTGTACCATTTAATTGTATAATCTTAGATACATTGTAGTATTCATTATCTTCATGTCTCTTAGCATGAGTCGCTACAGCAGACCCATTCTTTTTAATTATTAAAGCACTACCATCAAAGTCATCAGAACTATTTATTTGTGTTTGTGCATATACATAATACTTACCTGCTGTTGTTGGTAAAAATCTGAAATCAGTTGCATTATCATAAGATGAACCATCATCAAAATCTTCAGTATCAATTTCTAATTTAGTTTCAGTACCAGATGTTATAGTTTGATCAGCACTTAAATACGCCTCAAACGATGGTGTATTTTTCATATTGTCAGCTAACACAACAGTCTTAGCAGATAAATCTAATGTGTTCGCTAATTGATTAGTACCCACAGCACCAGTTTGAATAGATGTTGTACTTACTGAGTTTGTACCAACATTAGTACTAGCATTAACTGGATTCCAAGCACCACAAGATAAACCTGAAGAGTATGCACCCTTACCAAAACTATTTGTACATTTGACCCAGATATATAAATCTGCTGTTGTAGGTATACCTTGTAAAGCAAAAGTCTCTACAGAATTAGCCGCATAAGTTCCAGCTGGAGCTGTAAATAAACCTGTTAAATATTTTGTACCTGTAACAGTATCAGAATAATAAAACTCAAGCCCTTCAACATTAGCTGAGTTTGGTAATGTTATTGATACATCTACATTAGGTATACTTGCTGAAGTGTTTAAACTATTTAAAGTTAAATTAGTTGCTACACCAAGATTTAAAAACCCTCTACTAGGATTTAATTGTGGTGCATCAGCCTTAGCAGTTAATGTAGCTACAACATAATCGTCAGGATTATATTCTTGAGCTGTTAAATTATAACCTTGTACTCCACCTTGAAGTTCAGTTTCAGATATACTATTAACTTTATATTGAGTACCACTTCTTGAACCATTATCTATAACACCAACATTCCAAGTAGTACTGTCTATACTAGTTATATTTTGTATAACAATATTGTTAGGACTATTCTTAGGTACAAATGAAATATGATTTAATGTAAATATAAATCCACCACCATAATCTCCACCAGTAGTAAATGCAGTATTTAATTCTACTAAACTTACTAATTGGCCTAATTTATTATTTTGATCTAACTCTTCTTTAGTTAAAGTACCACTAGTATCTTCATATTGAGATATGATACAGTCTTTAAAAAATGTAAATAACTGATCAAATGTTGCAACATTATAAGGGAACGTTACAATTGCATCTGTACCATCCATATATTTAACATCTTTAGATTCAGTATTATCTATAAACTTTATTTGACCTTTAGCATTAGCGGGACTAGTACCTTGGTTAGAAGTATTAGTTAAATTAGCATTTAGTTTTCTAGGTGTATCTAAATCATAATAAGTATTATAAACTCTAATTACATCATTAACTTGTAAAGAAACAGCTCTTGTATCTGTTTTAAAAGATATTATTTTAGAGCTTCTAGATTTATTCATTAACACAGTACCAAGCCTTTGTGCCTCAACATTTGTATTAATAAATTTTAAATCTAAATCTTTAGATAATATAGGTTCATTAAAATATTTATCAGGGTAATCTATAAACACTTGATCATCTTGATACTTCTCACTTTTAGATTTAAACTTTAATGTCATTTCATTTAAATTAGAATTAAATCCGTCTTCAAGTATACTTACATCACCATAGATATTAGTATCATCAAAGTTCATAACAGGACTACCTGTTGTGTCTGATATCATTTGAAACTTACCTAAAGTATAACTAAATATAGATTGTGAGTTACTTACTATATCAGATATATTTAAATCTTTACTATCATTAGTATTTATAAAACCATTACATTGATATCTTTTACTTGTTACTGAATTACCATCAGGGTCATTATGTGTAACTAAGGTATCACAAAATACTTTATGATTATAAAATGTTTCTAAATCTATGTCGCTATCCTCTATTGATAAACCACAACCATATATTTTATTAGTTAAATAATCTAATAAACATTCTGCTGGATTACTAGAATAATATCCTCTTGCGGCCTCACCAACTACATAAGGTAACTTAGCAGTAAACCATTGTTGGTGTTCTTGATAAACACCTTGATAAATATTACCATAACTATCTGTACTAGCAGTAGCTTTACGTCTATAGCCATAATTATAAGGGTCACTTGTATAAGCAAAACTAAAATTATTTAATAAATTATCTCTTTTTTGCTCATCAGTACTACCAGTATTAAAATTATAAGTTACAATTGGAAAATAAAATGTACCAGTAACACCTAAATAATCTGTATAAGTATAAATACCCCAAACTCTAAATTGATTACTACCTGTAGATGCATCAGATACACTATAGTTATTTCCCCAATTCTTAATTTTAAGACCATTAATAATTCTATAACCATCATCAGGATAAGATACGCCTGTAGCAGGGTTAGTATAACCTGATGGTTGCCAATAAGTATATGTTGTAGTATTTGAACTATGACTAGATGTATGATGCTCTCCAGGTTCAACAAATACTAATTCAGCACTACCATTAACGCCACTACCATATGCACCACCAGTTCCATTTATGTAAGCTGTTACTGATGCAGGTTGACCAGTATTTGGGTCATCACCTAAATCTACTATTTGTAATGTACCGTTTACATGAACTTTTGTGTGAGAACTACCTATAGCACTACTTGGGAATATCCCTGAAGTAGAATAATATTTTAATTGATTACCTTGAAAATCACTAAAACTTAAATTCCTATCAAATATATCTAAGTTAATTGTATCTCTTAAAGGCTCAGGTCTAGGCGGTGGCCCCGCTAAAGTATTAGCATTAACTATCGTTCTAACTAATTTACCTTGTATTTCAAAACCTAACTTAGATGTTAATCCTGTAACGTTTTCTTCCCTATCATATTTTAATTCAGCGTAAACATATGCAACGTCTGGCATTTGTCTATTCTCTTTATTACCATTCCATTTACCACTAAAAGATTCCATAGGCCCACATCTACCGCCATCAGGAAACTTTATAATTTTTAAATTACCATTTAACCAATCATCAGTGTTAATACCATCAGCATGTAATGCACTTGTTACTGTACCTGTACTATCTAAAGTTAATTTATAATCATCCCAGTAAACATCCCCAATATTATTAATTGGGCCTTCACATAATGCTATTATAAAAGCCATTGTCTGATTATCTTGTGTTATATCTGCATAAACAATACTACCAAATATTTTATCTTCACCGTATACAACAGGAAGTTTATTGGATGGGTCAGCAGGTATTCTCTGTTTAACACCAGGATCTCTTGCAGAACCAGCTCCTCCTCCAGGCAAGTCAGGGCCAAATACTTTTTGTGTTATGTAACTAATAGCTAAAGATAGTGCAAATCTCAATACCGCATTACCAATACCTTTAGTAATTAAACCCCCAACTATAGGTGCTACAGCCGCCATATATTTATCTCCATTCGTAAGTTAATTCTACTGATTTAAAACCTAACTTATCAAACTTTATATTAGTTTTATGATTAGTTAACTTTGCCATTATTACTCTGTCTATTTTATTTTGTTCTCTTTCTTTTTTATAATATTCCTCATACTTTTTAAACATTCTATAAAATGCAGAGCTTTTTCTTCTTTTAGGTTGAACCCATGTTGCAATTGTCACAAGTTCAGTCATTGCTGAAAATATATTAGCATTTTTAAAACCTAATATACCACCAATAATTTCACCATTATCTTCGGCTATTATAATAACACCATTATCAAAACATAAATTACATAATGTTTGATAGTATCTTTTAGTTACAATTAAACCTTTTATTGTAAAATCTGGGAACTCTTTTAGAGCCTCAAATATTTTTTCTACTATATTATCTATATCTTCTTTACTAGCTATCCTAATATTCATTTTATTATCCTTAATCTTCTTTACCAAAATGCGGATTAAACAAAGCCATTGCCGCAACATATTCCATAGACCTATCATTCCCAGAACTTCTTTTAAAAGAACTGTCTGATGTAAATCTACCGTGTGTACTATCTAATATTGTTGATAGTATATTTTTACATTCTAAATTTACTTTTACTTTACCAAACTCTTGATTCTCTTCAGAAACAGAATGAGATTGTATAACACCCTTCCATTTTATATAAGTACCTTCTACAGGGCTAGTCTCATCAAAATCAGCATCTTGATCATTCATCCAACCTTGATAAATAGTTACAATACCACCAACACCATCATATCTTTTTAAAATAGGTATTATAGAATTAGGTAAACCATTTAACTCTACAGTTATCTGATTTGTTTTAACATCTTTAGTTTCTTCAACAGCAGTTAAATTTAATATACCTGTAGCAGGATAAGTTAATTTTGTTTGACCATTATGATATAAATTTAATTTCCTATATGAAGTATTTAAATATAAACTGTGTGTTTCGTTTTCATCAGGTTGAACTACAACAAACTGTACAGGATAACCGTTTTCTGAATCAGAATATTGGTTTAACATTGATCTCATTATAACACCTCCGTAAATTCAAATTTACCATATTGATATAAATTCTTATCTTCATCTTTTGGAATAATAGTTACAGCAGGTTTCTTAGTTAACATTAATCTCATATTAACATCAGGCCCCATTAATGCTGGATAAGTACTAGTATAAAACTGAGCCGCACTAGTAACTCTTGCAGAACTTATAAATCCAGTACTTTGAGATAATGAATCGTTTTGATGTCTTGCAATAGTATTATTAGGAGAATAGTCATACCAACCTGTAGTTCCACTAGAAAATGTAGTATCAAAATTAATTGTAGTTGTAGTACCAACAGTTGATACACTTAAAATCTTTTTAGTATAACTAGTACCAGGAAAAACCCATTGTGGTTGTATATATTCACCAGCTGTATAAGTGTGTGTAGCATTTTCAATTTCTATACCATCTGTAATAAGAGCAGAAACGGTATCATTTAAAAATTCATATGCATTGTAATCTGTAGGATTAGGGCCTGTAGGTGTTGTTAATTCAATTGTACAACCCTCATATTCAGCAGACCAACGAGCACTAAATGTTCCTACATGATCTAAATTAGTTTCATTCCAATATTCATTAAAATTACCACTACCAAAAAATGTAAATACAGGTTCAGTTTTCAATACACTAGTAGATGCACTATCATTAAATAAATTATAAACATGATTATAAATATCTTGTGCTGTAGTTAATGTTCTAGATAATGGTATAGTTATATCATTACCATTACTATCTTTAGCTATTGAATTGTCAGCATTTCTAATAGTTATTAAACCATCTTGATAAGGGTTAGTAATTGTACTTAATACTGTTTCATTACTTACACTTTGTCCTGGTTTAGTAGTTGTAGTTAATACTAATCTTACATTAGGAACATTAAAATTAAATGTTAAAGTACCATCAGGATTACCAACACCTGTAACAGCAGTTAATATTTCACCAAGTTTATTATTAGCATCTTGTTCAGCTTGTGTTAATCCGCCTGGAGCATTACCAGCAATAGATGAAGTAATAGTATTTCTAATATCATTAGCTGTATATAAGCCAGATAAAATATGACACACAGCATAAGTACCGTCAGCATATTGATATGGATTACCAGATGTATCTGTAAATGTAATTAAACCTTGACTGTTTGTTCCTGAACCACCAACCCAATCGTATGATACTTGTTCTGATTCATCACCAACACCATTAACTATTTGATAAGTCTGTTGACTACCTACTGATTGGGAACCAGCACTTAATCCTATATTAGAAACTAAAGGTGTAGATAATCTTATCTTACATGTACCAGCAGACGTAGTTGTAAATGTACTAGTAGTTGAACCTAAAGGTTTTGATATTTGATATACTTTAGGACTATTATAAAATTGTATAAAATCACCAACTTTAAAAATATCTTGTGTATTAGGTTTTAAATTAGTTAAAGTAATTTGTCTTAAAGTAGAATAATCATTATTCATTACTTTTATTTCTGTTTGACCAGCACCTAATTCTACAGCTGTTTTAGACATAATATTGTTACCATTATTATTACTAACATTTACATCTAAAAAGAATATACCATCATCAATACTAAATAATTCATTTTCAACTTCATGATATTGTTCTTCTGTAAGAATAGGTAAATTAACATCTAATGAAATAAGACTTGGGCCTAATCTATGTGTTCTAGCATATCCACCAGTAGTTACAGATCTAGCAGAAGATGCTGATCTATTCATTGATATGTCATTAGCATATTTAAAAATTGCACTATCAGCCATTATCTATTTCTCCCTCTAACACCTCTTGTATTAGTTTGATATGATCTATTAGCACCACCAACTTCAGCTTGAGATGATGATATAACAGCTCTTATCTGATCTATAGCTCTCTGATCTACATTACCAGATATATTAATATTAGTTATGTTTGTTGAACCCATTGAATTATCTTTAACTTTATTTCTTGGTACAACCATTTCTCCTGGAGTTAACATTGCAGGTATTCTGTCTGTGTATGGAGCACCGCCTGGAACCATTCCACCTTCAGAGAATTTAAAGAAGTTACTAAAGAAACCTCCGCCTCCTGATGATAGGCCTCCACTAAATAAACTTGTTATACCACTAAACAATCCGCCTTTTGTTCCTGGAGGGCCTCCGCCTCCTTTAAACAAATTACCTATACCACTAGTTAAAGTTCCTAAGAAATTTTGAGATTTACCAACTAAGGTATCCATTATGTTACCTTGATTTGATACTTCAGCATTTAACTGTCTCTGTTTAATAATCTTTTGATCAGCAATAGTTAAAAATAATTGTTCTACTAATAATTCAGCAGATCTTCTAACCATTGTTTCAGCAATAGATAACGCTACATTTTTAAATGAGTTCTTAGTATTCTCTAATAAAGAGTTACCTTCTTTAATACCATTAACCCATGTATCACCTATGATACCGCCAATCTTTTTAGATTCTATTCCTATTTCAGCTAATCTTTTTCTATACGCTATTACTTGTTTTTGTGTCTCTTCATCAAATAAAACTTTATCTGATGCTGATTTCCTATGAAAGTTTCTGTTAGATAAGTCAGCTCTGTTATTTAATTCAGCTATTCTCTTAGCTTGCTCTTCAGCCGCCGCCTTAGCCTCAGCTTGCATTTCCCTTTGTGGTGATGGTTGACTATAAGATCTTCTCTCTTCTAATTTAGCTTTATACTTGTCAGCCTCTTTAGTTAGAGTAGTGTACTTCATAGCTAATCTGTCAACACCATACTCTTGTTTTCTTAATGCACTATTAATTTGATTAATTCTTTTTACATTATTTTCTGATGTACCAAAACCTATAGCTTCTTTAAATTCATACCAGGCTTTACTAACTTTTAAAACAGCTTTGTACAACATATCTTTAAGTTTTTTAGCTATCTTACCTAGATCTACATCTAATAAAACTAATGCAGGTAAAACTAATTGTATAGCAGTAAGAAAAATACCTAAAGGATTCATCTTCATAGCAATGTTTAAAGCTTTTTGTGAAAGCGTTAAACCTTTAAGACCTTTTGTAGCTCTAAATACTTTTACAGTGAATTTACCTAACTGTGCTACTAAACCACTTATTACACCGCCAACTTTTAAAGCGATATAAACTTTAGTTGCAGTTATAAATAGATCAAAATTATTAATTACAAATCTTATAGCTCTCTCTAAAGATTGAAAACCTCTAGCTAACTTCTCACCTATCAGTTCACCATAAGCCTCAAATAAACTTTGGTTTGCACCTAAATCTTTATTTAAATTAGATATCTGTTCTTTTAACGGGCCAAAAAATGATTTAGACACAATAGATCTAAATTGAAAGTACTTATCTTGTACCATTGAAACTTGTCCAGTAAGTGTGTTAGCAAGTAATTTAGTTGCATTACCAAACTCACCACCTGGGCCAAATACTTCAAAAAATCTTTTTCTAGTTTCCTCAACTGATACTTTAGCACCAGCCTCAAATCCTAACATAGCTCTAACACCACGTTCTCTGAATATATCAGCAGACGCTATACCACCAGCAAACGACCTTTGAATTTGTGTTGCTGTTTGTTGGAAGTCTAGACCAGTAGCCGCCGCAACGTTACCAGTAATCTCCATTATCTTAGATAGCTCATCAGCATCTTCAGAAATAACGGCTAAGTTACCTGAACCTGCCGCAATCTCTTCTAGTGAGAACGGTACTTTAGCCGCAAAAGCCGCTAAACTATCAAAAGCTTTACCACCTTCTTCTACAGAACCAAATAGTAGTTGAAACCTATTTTGTAGTTGCTCTACTTGATTACCTGCACTGAAAGTGTCTTTTACAAATTTACCAACACCAAAAGTTACAGCTCCTAAACCTGCAACAACACCAACTTTAAGAGTTGTACCTAACGCCGCAAAAGCACTAGTAGCTCTAGCCGCACTACGTTTAAGTGAGTCTAAGCTTTTTGATGCTAATACACTATTTCTAGATACTTTGTTAATATCATTGGCTAAAGCTTTTACCTGGCTTTGACCCTTGATCTGTGTATCTATTACTATTTTTGCCATATATGTTTCCGTGTTAACACAATATCGTGTTTATACTCGGTTAAATTCTTGTTTTATATTCGACTCTTACTTCGTCAAATTCTTCTTCAAATGCAGATTCTATAAATTTAGCAGGAGCTTGTTTAGAGTTCCCTTCGTTCAAATCTTGTATGTATTGAACACCATTAGTAACGTAAATCCTTTGTGGTTTATCTAAAGGTCTTAATACATTTAATTCTGCTTGTGGGTTACTTTCACCCTTACCATCAGGTGGTTCAGCTGTATCATAATAAGTTTCTGTGTAACCTGTCCACCATGCATTTCTAGCCGCACCAGTATCAACAGGTGTAGCCTTTTTAACTTTAGCTGTTGCCCTAAATACAGCGGCCCTAGTTGTCTTCTCAGCAAATTTATCAACATCCTTCATAGCGTCTGATGCTAATTTAGTTAATCCTATAGTAGTTATAGATTTTGCCATTAGACAACCTTACCTTTGTTAACACCATTTTTAATAGTATATCTTCCACTACCAAAACCATTAATGTTAACTTCTTTTTTTAAATTCTTAAATAATTCTTTTTCTTTTTTGTCTTTTTTAATTTTATTAGTGTAAGACTTTAATACTTTAGTATCTCTCATAAAACACTCCTTAAAGATAAGGCGGTATTAACCGCCCTACCTATTTATTTATTACTTAATTGATATAGTTTTTAGTCTCTTATGTTCAGGCACTATCTTCTCTAAATCAATTTTAAGTAAGCCGTCTTTTAACTCAGCTCCCTTAACTTCAACATCATCTGATATTGTAAATGATTTGCTAAAATATCTTTTAGATATCCCCTTGTGAATGATAGTATCTTTTTCCTCAGAAACCTCTTTTGCTTTGGATTTAATCGATAGCAAACTATTTTCCAAAGTAATGTCGATGTCTTTTTTACTATAACCAGCAAGAGCAAGTTCAATACAATATTTATTATCACCTGTTTTAATAATGTTGTAAAAGGGGAAGTTTGGAATATACTCATTGTCAAACATCCTTTCAAAGTGATTAAACATGTCATCAAACCCGACAGTCATTGGTTTTAGTTTATTGAAAATAGATAGATTATTAATCGTCATTATTTACTCCTTTATTAGCAAGTTTATTATTAGAAGCTTTATCGCCTTCTAAAAATGATATCTTATTTTTCTTAGCAATAGATTTTAATTGTTTTAAACCTTCTTGCATTTTTATATCATTATCATCTATAGATTGTCTCATCATTTTTAATGTTGGAAACAATTCATTTATTCTCAATGGTTTTGTACCCTGGTATGTTGTTTGTGCTATTACAGCAGATCTATGATCTTCTCGCCAACCGTAAGGTCTTTTATTAAAATATTCAATCCAACCATAATATTCTTTAGAAGACATATTATATAGTTGATCAATTGTTATACCTAATTGGAAGGCCATCTCATATTCTGCTAGCTCTTCTTCCCCAACGTACCACCATTATCATCTTTTGCACCTAATCCGTTATAGATTAAGATCTCACTAGACAATTCTGTTAATGATTTAATAGGGAAGTTTTCAAATTCTTCATCCTTCATATCTTCAGCACCTACTACTGTAGATCTAAAAATTGCAGATAAGGTTTTCATCCCTGTTACATCATCCTTATGTTTATCCATAAGCTTTTGTAAATCTTTAACACCCTTAACTGTTAGTTGTTTGATCTCCACTTCCTGATTCAGGAACGGTATCTTCTTCGTTATGTCCACTAGTTTTATGTGTTTCATTTTCATCCTTTTTATTATCTTCTGGTTTTTGATATAAATGTTTATTATTTGCCTCAAAGTCTTCCATTAATTTTCTAATTTTATGTAGAACGTCTAATGTCTCGAAGACTTCATTCTTACTTGGTACATCTTTTAGTCTGTCATAAGTTTTACGAATAGATGTATCAATAGCCTTTTTAATATGTAATGACGTGATGCGTAGCACGTAATACTTGTTAAATGGTTTATTCATTTTTATTATACTCATTTCTATTTCCTTAGATAATCATTAATTTGTGTTTTATATTTTTCTATAAAAGATAATCTAACATTACAAGAATGACAGAGTAATCCTCGTACTTTACCTGTAGTATGGCAATGATCAATCGCTAATCTTTTAATACGATTAGATTGCGTTGCTCTTTCAGGCTTATTACAAATTTTACATTTGTTATTCTGATCTTTTTTTAATTTCTCATAATCAGATACAGTAATGTTGTATAATCTTAATAATCTTTTATCACTATGATTATTCCATTTGTGTTTATTTCTTAGATAGTATTTTTTATTATATTCTTTTAATGTCATAAAATTGTCCTTATGAATGGTTTTAATGTGCTGGGGATTTTACACCCCAACACAAAAATTTTATTAGTCAGCAAAAGGGCCAACATAGTCACCTTGAGTACTCATAGTCAAAGTTGCCTGATTTGAATCAGTCAAGTTTGGAGATACTTCAAAAGAAGCTATTTGTCCTTTTACATAAAATGCCGCGTTATCACCTGTTTCAGCGTTCTTAACATCAAGTTGAAATACATAAGTAAGACCATCTTGTACTAATGCTTGAATAGCATCATGAGAACCTGGAACATAGTTTAACGTGAATTCCATAGTAGGTGCATCTGATTGTCCTTGAATTTGAGAACTTACAGATTGACCATACTGAGGAACGTTAACAATGTTAGCAGGTTTTCCAAAAGATGGGAACTCTCTTATGTTAGTAACTTCAGTAGCACCATCAAAATCACCAGTACCAGAAGCAATAAATGCTTGGTGTGTAGTATCATTTGTTGGTAGCGTGTAGCTACTATCAGCTTTGAATTTAAGTGTAGTGAAAATACCAGCACCTATATTTGAAATTAGAGCCATTGTAGTTTTTCCTTATATTGTTTATTGGTTAAATTGAACGGAAGTTGGCAGTATAATTCACGTTGTATAAACTAGAATCACCTGTATCAACTCCCACGTTTGTTATAAAGCTATTAGTTGTTTGCAGATACCCTGAAATTTCTTTCCTGTCTAATAATGTTTTAAGTATATCAGCGATCTCATAAGCACGTTTCATACCCTTACCAGATGGTACGAATATTTGACATACTACTTGACCGTTTGCAGATACATCTTGGTTAAAAGCAAGATCAGACGAAAAAGGCAATACATTAACTCTAACCCATTCATCAGCATCAATTTCGCCTTGATAGTTTCCTGGGAAAGCTTTAATATTATGTTGTGTCCAAGTATTGGTTGTGAAGAGATTTTCAACAGACGTTAATAATTGACTTATCGTAGCCATATTAAACCTCCCTTCCAACTGTTAATGTAATTATATATCCATTATCTTCATATTTATTAATACCCCAAGTTTTAGATCTAAACACAAGTGAATCGTATCCGTCTAAAGTCTTAGAGTCTATATCAGAAGTTTTAAGAATTATATCAGCATTTATTCTAGGTTTATCATCATTAGTTTTATATTCTTTACTAACAATACCTTTTACAGTTTTTGTAGTAGTATTTCCGTTGACAATAGTTTGACTAGCAAAATCATAACCATCAACAGTTTCATTTGTTAATGTTATATCTTCTGCTATATCACCAACTAAATTAAATGCATTTGTTACATTATTAGTGATAAGTGTTTTATAACTCATTACGCACCTCCACTAACTTTAACACCTCTATTTGAGATACTTGAAGTCTCACTCATATATTTATTTACAATATCACCTATCTGATCAGGTAATTCTTTTAGATTAGTAACACCAGAATTGATGTCAAAAACTAATCTTACAGCACCAACAGTTAAGTCTTTGACTTTATTGGAACCAGTAGCATTACCTTCTACAGTAGATAAATTATTTAATAAATGCAGAGCAAGTTCATAAGTTGCCTTTTTGATATCTCCAGGAATTGTACCATATGAACTAGTAGATCTGTCATCTTCTAGGTCAACATAGTCACCAGATTTATTATCATAATATGTAATATCTCTAGGCCAAGATAAAGGATATGAGGCAGTTGGCGTAGCCGTACCACCCCAATCCATGTCATCAAGAATTCCTGTGGCTGTTACTAAAGCTTGTGTTAATTTATCTTCATTAGCATCACTGAACCAACTGTCACTATTTAACCTATCGTTAAAGTAGTTATCAGCCTCAGTTGCAGTAACAAAGGAATTAACTCCGATTTGTAAAGCCATTATATTTCTCCGTATCTAATAGTTATAATAATTAACCGTGGAATATAGGGAACATACCCATTTGGTTAACATTAGTAGCGTGAACTGTCCAGTTAGAACCAGCCGCTAGATCTGCATTTGAAGGGTAAGCAGTTGCCGAACCACTCCAAGATAGACCTTTAGGATGCATAATATTACCCCATCTAGAGATAATAGTTACAAGTCCGCCACCATTTCCAGCTAATTCATTTCTGTCAATAGCAGTTGGATTAGTCTGAGCGATTTCACTGTAGTGTACCGCACCAGCTTTAGCCATGTATGAACATTTTAAACCAGCAGGCATGTTAGCCGTTAATGATTGGTTGTTAATAACTAATCTGATTTTTCCACCAAGAATAGTGTTGAAGTTAAAGTTACCGTCAACAACTGGAGCAACATCAAGAACGTTTTGTTTTCTTAGAGTGTTGTAAGTTGGTGTATCGATTACTAGGTAGTAAAAAGGCTCTTCAAATTCACCTTTAAGAGCAGTAATACCATCTAATAATGCATCGAAAAACGCAGATCTTTTATTAGCGTTAGTCTCTAATGAAAATAGAGGATTTGGATTAGAACTAGCGTCAGAACCCATGTAGTAACCAAACGAGTTAACTACAGCCGCAGGGTCAGAAGCACCAACAGTAGTAGCACCCCAGATTTTATCAGCAACACCATTCATTAAAGATCTAAGTTGTAGATCTTCTCTTCTAGCTCTTACTCCAGCGAATTGTGAACCTAAGTAAGATAAACCATCAACTTTAGAAATTAATTTCTGAATTGATAATTCTTGAGCCGCGATATGATCAATGTTTTTGACGTATACAGCAGATTTGTTTGATACCGACATAGTGTTTAAATTCTCGTCAGTAGCAGTCTCGTTTTGTTTGTTATATGTTACTGGGTCTACATAGTCTAACCATCTTAGCGTACCAGTATAGTTTTCACCTGAATCAGTGATTCTTGCATCAGAACCAACTAAAGCAGTTGAAGTTAATAACGCCGCGTCAGCTCTTTCAACTTGAGCGTAAGCAGAAATAGCTTTTGCAATGTTATTAAAGTTTGAACTTGTTACAGCCATTGTTTGTTTCCTTTATTATTATTAGTAGCAACATTAGTCGCAGTTATTATTATAAAAGATAGTCTATTCAGACCACTCACCACCAGGGTTAATTTGACCTTTTGCAACAGCATCGATCATTTCCTGGGATGACATTTCTTTTATAGATTTGACAGGATTGTTTCCTGTTGTAGGTTTAGCTGGATTACTTCCAGTTCCTACGTTTGCTTTTACAGAAAATAAGAATGCATTATTATCGTCTTTAGCATAAGAGCTCACAGTCTCCTCTATACTAGCTCCGTTCTCATGTACCCAATTTCCTGTAGCATCACGCTTTAAACTACTTACAATATCTGTGTAAGCCATTTTAGCGGCTTTGTCAGACTTGAAGTTTAAAGCACTAAGTTGAGCTCGCACGGCGTTATCTCTACTTAATTCTGTGTTCTTTTGTTCATAAGATTCTAATTTAGCAGTTAACTCATTTAACTTGATTTGCATTATCTCTTGGTGTTTACCAGCTTTTTCTAAAGCGGCAATCTCAGCTTTTTGTTTTTCTTCTTTAGCTAAGGCTACTTGAGCTAAGGCTTCATCACGTTGTTGATAAGCACTATCTAAATTACCTTTTATATTTTTAATAGCTTTAGAAACTTCTTGATCTATTAATGATTTTACATCAACATCTTGTTCAGTTCTTTCAGCTTTAGTTTCATCAAGCATATCTTTTTCTAATTTACCTGATGTTTGTGTTACTTCACTCATTTTGTTCTCCTTGGGACACGGCCCTTGTTATATTATGAACTTATACTTATAAACAAATATAAATTCTATTAATGTTATGAATCCCATTGCTCACTATCGAACCATGAATCATAACCATTTTCTTTTTTAGCTATTTCAGATAGTCTTCTTTCAAAGGTTTCCATCTTCCATGCTATCTCATCACCCATTATATCATTTAGGTTTAAATTATATTTCTTTTTAGTTTCAATGAATTTATTATAATCTGAAACTTCTAAAGAATTTTTATTAAGTATATTATTTATTACTTTAAGTATTTTATCATTATCACTTCTTGGCATTTACTACCTCTTTTTCAAACAGTTCTATAAAATCAGGGTCAACTAAATCTTTACGATTCATTTCATATAACGCAAAGTTTTCAGCAAACCATTCCTGGTTATCAGAATTACCATATCTACTAGCACCAGGTCTTTTAGTTTTTAGAGTAGCGTTTGGTATCACTTCATCCATTTTATCTTCTAAATAAGGACTAAATCTTGTATCCCTAGTTAGTTTAAAATTTTGATGTATTTGATGTCCAAACTCATGATAAACTGTATTTCTTGCTCTATCCATAGGGTCATCGAAATAATGATAACCGTTATGCGGTCTTACCCAAGTATTTTGAACTCTTTTTCTATAATCCATATCATATTTATATTTAGTTACATTATAGTTAAGAACTTCACCAGATACATCATCACCTAATTTAAAAGCCTTAGCTTTTGTAACATTATAATTTGATGCACCAGCGAAGAAACCACCATACTCAGATTTCTTATCAAGTTTATTAAAATAAGTATAATTTATAGTTAACTCACCATCACCCATAGATGCAATAGCGTTATAATCTTTAAACACTACACCTCTAATTCTAGGTACATTATATTTATCAGCTAAAGCATTTGTTTCTTGAACTAATTGATTAACAACAGAAACAGCCTCATCACTAACCTTACCACCTGCACCATTTACTCTACCTAATTTATCAGATTTTCTACTTGCAAATCTTCTAAACGGATAACCATAATCATCATTAGTTACTCTGTATCTAGGGTCTTCAGATGCTTGTTTTAAAGTAGCATTTAAACTCTTCTTAGCAGTATTCTTATCAACTATTTTTAATTCTTTATAAGAAGGTACATTTGTTAAAGTACCTACCTTAATAATAGTTTTAGCAGTTTTTCTAGCTTGCTTTTTAACACCATTAAGTAATTCATTTAATCTATCAATAGATACTAACTTACCATCTTTAGTACTAAATTGTTTAAATTTTAATTTACCTGTATTAAATATATCAACTCTTTTTTGATTACCTAACACAGCTAATTTAAAATCATTATCTTGTTTAGTAAAAAAGTCTTCAAATCTAGTTTCAGCTGGTACTTGACCATTAAAAGATGCTCTCTTACCTCTAGTCATTCTCTTCAATCTTCTTTTACTAATTCTATTACTATCAGTATTAATTAGATCTTCATGAGATTTAACAATAGGTACAGTAGTAGACCTACAATTAAAATGTTGTGGTGGTCTAATACCTTTAGGGTCATCTAATCTAAATACTCTACCATCAAGATTAGCACAAATAAGAGAAGTCCTGGAGTCTAGTGTAGCCACATACTCATAACCGTCTAACACATCTTCATTCAATTTATAAGTTGCCTTATTAACTGTTGTAGATGTTTCAGTTATAGCAGTCCTGGACAAGGTTCTTAGTTGGGCCTGTGGTAAATCTACAGTCCTACCAATATTGTCAGCAATCTTATTAACAGCAAGATTGTCAACCATACCTTGTTTAACTATACTCTTAATTCTTCTCTGTTGAGCTAAACTTATAGATGTTATTTGTTGAGAGTATGTTCCTGCGGAATTAATTATTAAGTCATTAACTTTCAATCCCGTATACACTCTAGCTCTATAAACTTTACCAAAAGCTTTATTTAAAGTACTAGCTTGAAACTTAGCATCTACTTTAGCTAATTGTTTTAGTTCTTTAAGAGCTTCTCTATAAATACGTCTATAAGTTTTTCGTGTTTCTATACCCAAAGCACGGTTGAGGGCATTAGAACCCTTCATACCGTTCTTTAGTGTACTATTAACTAAACGTTTTTTATGGGATGACATGACTTTAGTTAGGTCATTATCTAGTTTCTTCTCGTAAAGACTCAAAAGAGCACGGTGTTTCAGCTCTCTAGATAATATATCATCATTTATTGACATTTATTAATTGTCCTTTTTAATATTAGCTAAGGCTTCATCAATTCTTTTACCATAGCTAGCAATAAGCATATCAGTTTGTTCTAATTCAATAGATCTAACTAATTTCTTTTGTTTAAGATCATTAAGAATAATAACATCATTCTTAGTCTCTAGTGATAATTCACTTTCCTTGTATTCAACATTGTTTATAGTGAATACTTTTTCTTCTGTTTTATTTTCAATCGACATTTTATTTTCTCCTTATTATACGTTTTATTTTTTTCTTCTTACGCTTTTTCGATTTCTTCTTATCGTCATCTTTTGTTTTCTTACTCTTCTTATATCGCAACAACATCTAGCCATCCTATCTTCCTTTTTTCATTTTAATACAACTGTTACCTTTACCTCTACGATAACCTTTCCAACAAGATTTACCTTTGTATTTCTTTTTCTTATAAGCCATATGAATTACCATTTCCTGCACGACCAATACCTGGCTTTTGTCCGAGGCCCTGGGTTAGCACAATTGTGTCTAGCTCTAAAAGATTTACGAGCTTTTGGATTACTTTTACGTATTCTCATGTTAGGGTCGCCAAAGTTAACCTTAACAACTCTACCGCTTGCATTCTTTACAAAAACTTTAAATTTCTTAACATCACCCCTCATAGGTTTATTAAGTTTTACAGTTCTGCCTTTATACTTAGCCATGTTAAGCCTCCGTTATCTTCTCCTTAGTACAAGTAAATCTAACTAAAAATCCAAACTCATTAGTATCTTCTCTACCTATTTCAGCTATAGCCTCTATAGATCTATGATAACCAGCATCTAGACAATCATATAAATCATTGTACTTAGTCTCTTGCAATATACCTGGTGCACAAGTTCCACTAGTACTCATACACACAAATATAGTTAATAAAAAATTAGACATTATCCCCACAAACTTCCTGTTATCGAACCTTTGTTATATTCAGTAGCTCTATTTTCAAAAAAGTTTGCGTGTTCAACGCCATTAATTACCCAATCTAGCCAACTTAACGGATTCTCTTTAACTTTGTAATTTGGTTTTAAAGATAATTGTAATAGTCGCCTATCAGCAATATATCTTATATATTGTTTAACCTCTTCAGGTTTTAACCCTCGTATACCACCCATATCAAATGCTAGATCTATAAATTTATCTTCTAGTTCAACCATATCTCTAGCTGTTTGGTATATGTCAGCTTTAAATTGTTCAGTCCACACACTAGGGTTTTCTTTTACTAATGCATGGAATAATTTTATCATACTTTCAACATGATGAGTTTCATCTCTAATTGACCAAGTAACTATTTGGCACATACCCTTCATTCTACCAAACCTTTGAAAGTTTAGTAGCATAACGAATGATGCAAATAATTGTAAGCCTTCACCAAAAGCCGAAAAACATGCAATGTCTTTTATAAGACCTTCAGTACCCTTACCTTTATCTTTAAATAAGTATTCATGTTTATCTTGCATTTCTTTATACTCTTGGAATGCTTTATAGTCAGTTAAGTGTGTTTCACCTATTGTATCATTTAATAATGAATAACTATGAGCATGATTAGCCTCACTTGATGCAAAAGAACTTAACATCATTCTTACTTCAGGTGGTTTAAACTTAGGTATATATCTGTCTAGATAAGCCTGAGCTATATCAACATCACCTTGAGTAAAGAACTTTAATATTTGTGATATTAAATTCTTCTCTTCAATAGTAAGTTTATCATTCCAGTCACGTACATCTTCATGTAATGGTACTTCACTGGGCAACCAATGCATCTTTTGCATTGTGTCATAAGCCTCAAACGCCCATTCATAATCAAATGGCTTATAATATGTTCTTGTCTTAAATAAACTCAAAGTTTCCTTATATACAGTTACAGATTGTGTTGGCTAGAGCTAATATAAATACATAACCTATATATCCACCTAATAAGGTTCCTAAAATTATATTAGTCCAACCCCAATCTTTTATTAGTTTTTTCATTATCCCTCACAAGCCAAACATTCAGCCTCAGGTATTATTGTTCTTTCAACTTTTAATGATACAAGTTCAGCTCTTTTAATAGCCTCACTTCTACAATAGTATAATGTTTTAAGTTTTCTCTTCCAGGCCAGGTAATGAATATCATGTAATTCTTTTATATTCACATCAGCTGGTACAAAAACGTTAACACTTTGGCCTTGGCATATAAACTCTTGCCTATCAGCCGCGTGTTCTATTATCCATTGTTGGTTAATTTCGATACTAGTTTTAAAAACATCTTTTTCATAATCTGATAGATCTTTGAGATGCAATATCGAACCCCTGTTAGCAAGTATTGAAGTCCACGTTTTATCATTGTTAATTCCTTTTTGTTCTAATAGTTTTTCTAAATATTTATTTTTAACTAAGAATGAACCACTCATAGTCTTTTGCACATATGCATTAGCTCTGTAAGGCTCAATTGAAGGTGATGTAGTACCACAAATAATTGAGCTTGAGGCATTAGGTGCAATAGCAAGTAAATGAGCATTCCTCATTCCAGTACCTTCCATATCAGGAGCCTCACCACGCTTAATAGCTAATCTTTTACTTTCAGCTACAGCCTCAGCTTTGATATGTTTAAACATCTGTAGGTTTTTGGCTTTAGCTAAAGCAGACTCAAATGGTATATTACATTTCTGTAAGTATGCATGAAAGCCCATAGCCCCTAAACCAATAGATCTTTCTTGTGTTGCAGAGTATTTAGCTCTGAATACACTATCAGGTGCATTTTCAATAAAGTTAGTTAGTACATTATCTAAAAATCTAACTAAATCAGATATAAATAATTTATTATCCTTCCACTCATCATATGTCTCAAGATTTACACTAGATAAACAACACACAGCAGTTCTATCTTCATCTGTTGGTAATGTTATCTCAGTACATAAATTAGAATGATTAACTTTTAAACCTAAAGCTTTTTGTGTTTCAGGTAATGCATCATTAATATGATCAATATAACAGACATACGGCTCACCAGTAGCAACTCGATTTTCTAATATCTTTTGCCACAACTCTCTTGCAGAAACTTCTTTAACAACTTCTTTTGTATGAGGGTCAATAAGTTTCCAGGTATCATCATAAGTAGGTTCAGAAATACACTTCTCAATCAATTCCATAAACTCATTAGTAATATTAATACCATGATGTAAGTTTAGGCATTTTCTGTGTATATCACCACCACTTGGTTTTCTTATATCTAAGAATTCTAAGATCTCAGGATGAGTAATATCCATATAAGCCGCATAACTTCCTCTTCTAGTCTTACCTTGAGAGAACGCCATTATCTCACTATCAACTACGTGTAAGAACGGTATTGAACCAGATGATTGAGAACCACCAGATGTTAATGTACCATCTGATCTAATATCACCCCAATATCCACCAATACCACCACCAATAGATGTTAACCAGGCATTCTCAGTATAATGAGCTGTTAATCCCTCTCTACTATCGCCTACATAATTTAAAAAACATGAAATAGGCATACCTCGACCTGTACCTCCGTTACTTAGTACTGGCGTTGAGTACATAAACCACAATTTAGATGCATAGTCATAAATCCTTTGAGCCATCTCATCATTATCAGAGTAAGCTTTAGCCGCTCTCATAAATGCTTCTTGTGGTGAATTTTCCTCTGGTAATAAATACCTATCTTTTAATGTTGTTTTACCAAAATCTGTTAGTAAATTATCTCTATCATTTATTATCATATTATTTAATTACCTTTACGTTATTAAATTACAGCTATAGCGTTAGCGGCTAACACTGTAATACTTACTAAGTACAATCCTAAAAAAGTGTACAGTATATATTTCATTGTTTTTAAATTAATCGGCCTTAGTTATTATCATCTTAATAGTAGGTGAACCATCTATGTTATGTTCAATCTCAGCCTCTACGTTTCCGCACATATAAGTTAAGTTAGGCTTATATTGCCTTTCAGCTTCTCTTTTATGTTTAAGGCATGTTCGCATATCATCTTGGATACGATGTTCTATTAAAGTACCACTAAGAAATAGACACAAGGCTACTACCTTAGTTACCATGTTAATGTCCTTTGTGTTCCATTTTAGATATGTCAGATTTAATACCACCATGTTTATCATCATGCATACCTGATTTCATATCTTGTATTATTTTAACTATTTGTATGTTTCCATCAGCGTCATGTTTAATTTCCGCTTTTAGTTCATCACACATAAATGTCATAGATGTATCAGTTATGTGTTTTCTTTCAATTTTACGTTTTTCTTTTAAACAATCTACCTTTGATTCCATCATAGTCTGTTTTACTAATTCACCATTCATCATGGTGCATAAAAATACTAGTGTCTTAATCATTAGTGTGTTCCGTTGTTATTTATTATTATCCTTTGAGAATCTTTTAACTCTTCAATATCTTCTAAAGCTTTACTCATTTGTTTTTGTAAAAACTCTATATTGACCTTGTTATGCATTCCAGATTCTTGTTGTGTTTGAAGTTTCTCTACTTGTTTATATAGATCTTCAATAAGCATGAATTGTTCAGAATCAGCGGGCAATGAACCTAATTGTCCTCTTGGCCACTTGATTCTAAAATCAGTATTCTCAACTAAATCTTTTTCCATTAAGTTCAATCTAGACCTTAAATTATTTTGTGTCTCTATTACCCCGAAATAAGCCCAGGTTCCAATTGCGACCATAGCGATTAGTGAAGCTACGGTTTTCATCGGCATTGCGACCTTAGATTCTTCCGAAATATTTAGAGGCTTATTATTACTCATAAAATCCTTCCAAACCATCCCCCTTGCCATAAAGCAAGTGAGAATAAAAGTGTTAGTATTATTGTATTAAATATAAACCAATTCATACTAGCCCCCTTAGTATAAACTATTTATTTTTGAGACGTATAGGCTTTAGGCCTGTCTCCCTATTTAAAAATTTATAGTCTATTTTAGTTACGTCAAAATCTTTTTTAATTTTATCAGCTATCATATATGGGTCAAACTCAGCACAACTATACACATCAAATTGCATAAGTCCTGGAGTTATCTCATCCCATACATGCATTGCAATATGAGATGTCTCAATAACAGCTACTCCCGTGATACCCCTGTTACCTGGTGTTTCACAATAGGCAACATAAGGGCCAAGCATTATTTTCATATTAATGAGCTGAGTTAATTCCTTCATCCATTCAGATAACTCTTCAGTATCTTTTGGCGGATTATTAATCTCAGCTCTAATAATTAAATGCTTATGAATCAATAAACTATTCTTCATTAGCTTGATCTTGTTCTTCGTCATCATCAGAATTATCATTAGAAGACTCTAAAGATGCAAGCTCTTTTTCGTATTGCTCTCTTGGTGATATAATACGATCATCCTGGCTTATTTCATTTTGGCCATTCGTATCGTCATAATCAGTTGGTAGAGCATCATTGTTTTTAGCTACTTCGATAAATGTAGATCTTGGTATTAATCCATTCTGATACCATTCAGTTATCAATCTCATCCAATCAGCACCCCTAGGTGATGGGTTGAAGTCACTTGATAAGTTAAATCTAATATCAGTTTCCTGGATATTAATATCATATCTCCAATTAACCATATGTTTAATTATCTTCTTCATAGACTCAGATACTTTAGCATTCAAACTAGCTAAAGCCGCGTTCTGAGATGCGTTTCTTAAAGATAAGGCTACACCAGATTGATCGGAGTTGTTAGGCTCTAGGCTTAACATCTTAACACCAATTCTAGTCAATTCATCATAACTATTCTTTATAGCCGCCTCCATATCCTTCAATGCATCAGTAGGAGTTGATAATGTTTCAACACTATCATCCTTATTAACAAACATCCAAGTACCTAAGCCTTGTCTTACTAGGTCATTCTTCTCTGTGTCAGTTAATGCATCTGATTTCACCACTGGCGTGTATGTAGCAGATAAATATAATAAATGGTTACGTCTTGATATCTTGTTGTATAGACCAATCTCACGATTAACAATAGCTGTCATGATAGGGTCAACAGTATCAATACTACCATTCAATGGGTAAAATGGAATAAAATCCATTCTTTTACCATTAATAAATAAATTTGAGTTACTTCCAGTCGATATCCACTCATCAGTTAATTGATCAAAGTTATAATCAATACCACCATCAATAAATGAAGGAGTATCTGATGTGTTTCTTATAAAACTGTCAATTATATACAATCCATTCTCGTCTAACTTGTGTACATTAACCGTATCAATGTATTTAGGGTGATATGGTGAGTTAGGGTCATCTTGTAGAGTGAAATATCTAGTAATTAGCATATTTAACTTAACTTGACCTTTGTAATCTACCATACTAGACCAATTTACTATATTCTCGGCTGTATGTAACACAGGATAAGGTTTAACTTCCTTACGATCTTCTGGGCTTAGGGCTTCTAGATCTACAACTGGGTAATCTATTTGTATCCAGGCTCTAGATGTTTGTAATTCTTCCCATAAAGCAGAAGATAAGAACGATATTAGGTTAGATTTATCAGAACCTATCTCGTCTAACACCCATTTCTTAGCCTCTTCAGGTGCATTACTTATCTCTAGTAAGGGTTGTTTTCTTAATAGACCACCAATAATCATTTTACAGAACTCTGAAGTAATTCCTGGTACTTCAGCCTCAGCTTTGTAAAAATCGTACTGGGCTTGTGTCATAGTTGGATTAAAAGGTAATAATAGGTTGTCAGAACTAGGTACACTATCGTAATCCTTCGTGTAAGAAGGCCCTTGTATAACAGCTCTGTTACGTTTCCATTCGTTTACCTGGCTAAGATACTCATCATTAGGGTATCCTGGCCCTTTGTTAGTTCTACTAGACTTAACTATAGAACTATTTGTGTATTTAATTGACATTTTGTGTTTCCTAAAACGTTAGTAGAGAGCAATCACGGATATACTCAAGGTTAAAATAAGTTTTGATTGGCGTAATCCCAGATCAAAATAGTTTTTGTTTGGCCATATCTGGCGATGGTATAGCATTTTGCCGCAAAAAAGGGGTTGTACACCCCAAGCCTCAGCTCGCCATAGGTATTGCTACCATCTAGGCCCTACAAATTCTTACATAGCTACCCCCACGCCCCAGGCCTAGGGCCTATATCGCCTGATACTCTTGGGTTAGAGCCTGCAACGCCGTTGGCTTTGGGCTTTGGGCGGTTGTAGTTTAGAATAATTCTAAAAAAGATTTGGCTCGCATAGGTGTATTTGGCTACTAAAGCCATAGGGCCATGAACACAAAAGGGTAATAATTACAAGGCTATAGTGTTAACCAGGGTATCGTTTGATACTTTGATTAAACAGCCTAAATAACTATATTACGGGCCCTTTTATGTGGCCATATAAACCTACCCCTATATACTAAAAGCTCCATCCAGTATCTCTTATGACCTGGGGCTTATATTTATTTAAAGGATATAGGTATTCACAGATATAACG